TGCGGAACGAAGGGACAATTATTCTGGCTGTTAAAGGAGAAGTATGGCGATAGTTCCCAGCAAAGATATGAAGAAATTACTGGCGGACCTTACGAGGGAGTAGCACAACAACCTAGCGTCTTCCCTGGGGGAGACGTACCTTCTCGAAAGAGGGATTACGAAAGAGGCACAGAACTATTTCCATCTTGGTTTCGTAGTAAACCCTAGACCAGAGGATAGAGCTTACGATGGTATGGTTGTTCTTCCTTATGTTGCTGGTAGTAGCGTGGTTGGTCTCAAGTTTCGACGAATAGACGACCGAGAACCTAAGTATATGTCATCGGTGGGCTTCGAAGCCCGCCGTATTTTTAACCCTAACATATTGAAGGGTTTATATCCAAAGATTTATGTAACAGAAGGGGAGTTCGACACTGTTATCCTCCATTCACTTTCTATCCCAGCTATTGCTATTCCTGGTGCTAACTCTTGGAACCCTGTTGTTGCTAGGGCTCTGCGGAATCGTCGTATCGTCGTTTTGGCAGACGGTGACGGGAAAGAAGGTAAAGGACGAGAAGCCGGACAAAAACTAGGCAAACAGATATTGACATCCGTCGATGATGCTGCTATCATTATCATGAAGGACACGGACGTCAACCAGTACTACCTTGACCATGGCGGACCCGCTCTCAAGGAATACATAGGATGGAAGGACTAACTTGGAAGAGCGTAAGAATCCCTCTGAGATCAGAGAGGCCATTAATGCAAAGATTGATGAACTCTTTGAGTTCAATCAGAAGGTTACAGAGGTCCTACGTAACCAAGCTAGGGACTTCGAATACTTAGCTGAGTTCTATGGTACTCAGAAGCAACGCTGTTATGACGTCGTGAGTATGCTAGCCGAGCTCGCAGCCTCCGCAGCGGAGACGGCGGGAGATATCATCATGGCTGAATACGGTAGCTCAGTGGTAGTGGACGACGACGATGAGGCGGAACTAGATGGAGTTTAAGGTGGGAGATGAAGTTCTCCTTGTTAAGGAGAACATGACCTATAGGGACGCTACTACTTCCCCCGGAACAGTTATCGGTTTCGATAATAACTGGGTTAAGGTGAGTGGTTGGGGTGGTGGTTCTTACGGGGAGAACGTATCAGGTTGGGACTCTCGATCACTTAAGCTAGTTGAGAGTGTAGAGCCTACTAAGACCGTTGAGCCTATCTCCGATAAAGAGTTCATCCTACTGGAAGCCATTAAGGCTACCACTAAGGATCGCAATAACACCTACGGACCTCCGTCCCAGGACTTCACCCGGACAGCGGCTCTCTGGAGTGTCCTCTTTGAGAGGGAGTTCTCAGCTTACGAAGTTGCTTTAGCTATGATCGCTCTCAAGATGAGCAGAGCTACCTGGAGTCCAGGAGTAGTAGACCATTGGGTTGATTTAGCAGGGTACGCTGGTTGCGGATATGAATGTGTAACTGAGGAAGGGATTAAGAATGGGAACTCTACCACCGATCAGTAACGAAGAACTAGCTAACCGTCTATTCGACCATGGACTAAGTGTCTTCTATAATTTGAGGTCAACCGTTGGGACTTGTCCCACTATGCTACCTGAGGCTTTCGCCCTGGGGTATGCGATGGGCTGTGTCGACGTAGCTAAACACCCTACGAAGGGTGATTCATGTGAAGTTTAAAGTTCACTACGCCTCTAGTAGGAACATCTCCTTTAGAGGGTCTTTCGAGTACGACGAAGATGTGTCCGTAGAGGGACTAGAGTTATGGGCCATCGAGGATATGCTTTATACGGAGTACGCAGAACCACTCCTATATGACCTAGTGGACGTATGGGTGGAGGTTGAACCAGATCAAGACTTTACTACTGGACATAGAGACAGCCCCTAATATAGCTGACGTCTGGTCCCTCTGGAACGTGAACGTCAACCTCAATCAGCTACGACAATCCAGCTACACCCTCTGTTGGGCTGCCAAATACCTAGATGAGAAGACAGTATTCTTTGGGGCTGAGTGGATGAACAAACCAGGATATGACTTCCTCACTACCATCTATGATTTGATTGGTGGAGCTGACTCAGTAGTAACCTTCAACGGTGATCGGTTTGACATCCCCACCTTAAATAAGGATTTCCTACTTAACCACCTGGGACCTCCACCGCCTTACAAATCAATCGACCTATATAAGACAGTGAAGAAACAGTTCCGGTTCCCTAGTAACAAACTCCAATACGTAGCTACAGCTCTCGAAATTGGTAGTAAGGTCCCTCATGAGGGACATGACCTGTGGGTAAAGGTTATGGCTGGGGACAAGAAAGCTCAGCGGGACATGAAGAAGTATTGTATAGGTGACGTCTTCCCGCTGTTGGAGAAGTTATACTACAGAGTTCTTCCGTGGATTCCTGGTCACCCTAACGGTAACCTCTATAGTGGGACAGCGGTAGATACCTGTGGGAGGTGTGGTTACTTCCTTAGTCCTAGGGGTTTCGCTTACACCTCCGTTGGTAAGTTTCAAAGATATAGATGTAATAGTTGTGGTGGATGGTCTAGGGATACCAAGAGAGTAGAGGGTAGTAGTGTCACGTCGCTTTGAGGATGCTCAGGAGAGAACAAATGTCCTCTATGATGTCTACCTAGAGTTGCAGTCAGCTGAGGAGAAGCACGGATTCGATAACACTCCGATGAATGGGGATACCACCTCTGTTGAGTCAGGATTCATCATCCTAGCTGAAGAGTTCGGGGAGGTAGCTAGGGCGCTCACCCGAGATGGTAACAATAAAGAGAACCTACGACAGGAACTAATTCAGACAGCAGCTATGGCGGTAGCTATGGTATGCGGCTATGACGACAGAAAGGGGAAGGTTGGGTAAAGATAAAACTACCAAGTGGCGGCCGATCATTAGTAAGGTAGCTAGGCAGATCTCCAGGGAGTTCCCTGAGGTAGAGTATGAAGATATGGTACAGGATTTATTGCTGTACGTCCTCAGTAACGATAAGCTAACCTCTGAGATGGCCGATGGTGAGTGGGCTAACCGAGGGTTGATGCTTGTCGCTTATGATGTAGCGTGGAACTACCGGAAGCAGGGTCTATATATGACCTCGCAGTACGCCTACCGGAACAGTGACGTAATTAAGTTACTAGAAACTCTCTTCGACTACCGTGATTGGGAGTCAGCTATACTCCCTTCAGACTTCGGCAAGTTTCAAGCTGAAGATAGTATGGTTGTCAACTCAGATTTGATGATGGCATACAAGCGTGTCGGAAAGGTCTTCCAAAAGACACTCTTCGATCGGTACGCTAAACAGATGTTCCCGAAGAATAACGCTGACAGGATGAAGCTCCAGCGGGCTACCTCTCGACTAACAGATATGCTGAATATGTATAAGCCCAAGTTCTTCCATCGTGGTCCTGGTAGCCGGACGGTCATGGGTAACGGTCAGGCTCAGGCTGCAATTGAGGACCTTACCTGAGGGGTAATCCCTCAGGGAGCTTGACGTAATCAGCCACTACCTGTACCCTAAGCCAATGACCGCTCCCCCCATGATCCTCTCGACCCTCCGAGTGTGCAAAAAGTGTGATACTCAGAAGAGTCTTGCCCTGTTCGCTAAGTACGTCAGTAAGCGCAAGTTCGGTAAGCCAGTAGGGGGATACAGCCATACTTGTATGGCTTGTAAATCAGCAAGGGACGCTGAGAGAGCTAGGCTCCAGAGGCGAATCATCTCTCCCTCGGTAGAGGTTCAGGTACTCCGAGGTCGGTTGTTCCTAAGTATCTACTACCGGAACGGTAGTGATTTCGAAGCCGCTCTCCGGGTAGTGAACGCGGTCTATCCTACAAAACAGGAGGGATAGTTGAGTCAACCTTGGGAACAGCACTTCGAAGAGATGTTGGTTGACGCTTGGGAAAGAGAGCTAGCTCTCTTCTTCAAAGAGTTAGCGTGGGACCTAGAAGACGGACTCATCACCGTCGAGGAAGCTTACGAAAGAATTAAACAAATCCACGAAAGGAAAGATCGATGAAGACTCGCTTTAATATCCTTAAGAATACCCCATCTGATTGGATGAAGGCGGCAGGCGTCTCGGTAACTACGTTTAGTGCTGCGTACGCTTTCGCGAACTCAGACGGTTTAGTCACTACCGGTGAATGGATTGGTCTGGTAGCATCAACTGTGATTGCTGGGCTAGCTGCCCTAGGTCTTTGGGTCAAGGAAGAGGAACAAGAGGAAGGGGATGTGGA